ATGAGCAAGCTAGACACCAAAACACGGAAACTCCTGACCGACCCCATCCAGCGACGGGCGTGGGTCAAATATCAAATCCATCTGCAAGGCCGTTCGATGGCACAGGTCGCCGCCGACGCCGGCGTCAAACGCCAGTGTCTGTACTCGACCTTTCTAAAGAGCTACCCGCGCATGGAAAAGGTCATCGCTGACGCGGTAGGCCTCACCCCCGCCGAGCTCTGGCCAGAGCGCTACGATGCGGTAGGCCTGCCCTGTTACCGCACGGGAGGCTCGCGCAAAAAGCCTGTTACCAAGCAAGCAAAGAATAACACTGGCAGCACACCCCGCAATGTCCGCAAGGGACGGGCGGCTTAGACATGGCACGCCGGGATCGTTACACGGCCGACCTGTTCGAGGTGCCCCAACCGGCCGCACCGCTGCCGGCGAGCATGGACTACCGATCGGAAGTTGCCGCCCTGGTCGGACAGGTTCTCAAGAACGCCGACGGCGACCGCTACGAGATCGCCGCTCGGATGGGGCGACTCTCCGGCGCCGAGGTCTCCAAGTACATGCTCGACGCGTGGGCAAGCGAGGCCCGCGACGCCTACAACATGCCCTTCTATCAGGCGCCCGTGCTGGAGACCGCCTGCGATACCCACGCCTTTTCCAACTGGATGGCCGACAAGCGCGGCGGCCGGCTGCTGATCGGCCGCGAGGCGCTCAATGCCGAGCTTGGGAAGTTGGAGCGCCTCAAGGAAGACGCGGGCAAGAAGATCCGAGAACTCAAGAAGCTGATGGGAGAGCTGGAGTGATGAATCAGGGCGAGGAAAAACTCATGAGCGATCAGGAACTGGCGGCGGAGATCGTAAAGCTGCTGCGTGAGCGCGCAATGAACGATTACGCCGCCTACGCCGCACTGGCGCAAGCGGCGGTGGATTATCGAGGGGTACTACTCCTGGCTGTCAAGGGTGGTGGCCTCGTCAGGGTCTTCCGTGGCGGAGAGCTCTGAGGTCATGAAGCGGTACGCGGTAACGAACAGCTCCTGCACCCGTGGCACCGCGGCGTCGGCTTCATCTCCGCCCAAGCGGGCCAGAGACTTGGCCGTTTCGGACCGCGCCATGCGATGCCGGTGTTCAGAAACAGCCAGATCCCGGGCGATACGGAACAGCTCCAATTGGGTTTCGGTTTTCACTGGGGACCCCCTTTCGGTGAGTGGTTTTGTTGGCGCTTACCACGGTAGCCGAGGGCGGGGTCCCCGCCAATAACGACGCGAAGGGCGCGGCGCAGGAGGCGCCGCGGATGGGGGCGAAGGACTGCCCGCACGCATGCGGGAGTACCGACGATGCAAGACGAACATGAGATGCCCGAACTGCAGGGCTCGCGGATCAGCCAGCGGGAAGCGCTGGGCCTGATCGGCACGCAGGCACGTCTGATGCCTGAAGAGATCTACCCGCTGGGCCTGGCCGGGCGTGTCCAGGATCAGGCTGCCGGGCTGGTGGTGAACGTCGCCTGGGACCTCCACACCCCATACCCGAGCTTCACCGTCACCTTCGGCCGCGTTGTGGTATCCGGCCTGCTGGAGTATCAGTTGAGCTTTCTCGGGGTGGCGGCATGAGCGAGACCGTCACCATCCGCGAGATTGCAGATGCCCTCGGCCGGCATCCGTCTAGCACGAAACGGCGCGCAAAACGCGAGGCATGGCCCTACGAAGAAGCCACCGGCCGCGGCGGCAAGCGCCGCCTCTACCCGATAGCACAACTCCCCCAGGACATCCGCAACGCCCTGAGCAAACGCGCCGCCCTTGCCGTCGCCCAGCGCACCCTGGATAGCCTCCCCGACCCGCGCGAGGAGCAGGTGACCGCCGCTGCAGCGGCTTCGGGCCGGGCCCTGGCCAAAGCCGGCCAGGCGGCGCAAGAGGCGGACGACGCGGCCCGCCGGGCGGCCAAGCAGGAAGGCATGAAGGCCTTCGCCGCGCTGCCTCTGGAAAGCCCCAAGCGCCAGCGCGCCAAGGCCCGCGAGGCCGTGCTGCGCGCGCTGTGGGATATCCGCCGCCAGTATGACACCAACCTGCGCGAGGCCACGCGCCTGACCGCCGAGCAGGCCGCCGCCGGCGATCTCTACCTGCCCGAGTGGGTGTGGGAGTGGATGCCCAAGTACGGTGGCCAGCGAAGCATAACCGCGGACAGCCTGCGCAAGTGGCACTACGACTACCTCGCCAAGGGCTTGTGGGGCCTGGTCGATGGGTACGGCACCAAGGCCGGGCGTTTCAAGATCGCCGAATCGAAGGTGCTGAAGAAACTGGTCATCGGCGCGATGATCGAGCAGCCGCACATCACGCCGAAGAAGGTCCGCCAATACGTCGCGGCCAAACACCCCGAGATCGAGAACCCTTCCATCAAGGCTTACGAGCGCTACATGCGCGCCTGGAAGGAGGAAAACGCCCAGATCTGGACCCGGCTCACAAACCCGGACCAATGGAAGAACGTCTACATGGCGGCCCCGGGTTCGCACTTCGAGCGCATCGAGCGGCTCAACCAGGTCTGGGAGCAGGACTCCACCCCGGGCGATTGGATGCTCACCGACGGGCGCCATTCCGTCGTGGGCCTGATAGACCTCTTCTCCCGCCGCGTGAAACTGTTCGTGAGCAAGACCTCCACGGCCAGTGCGGTGAGCCAGGTCTTCCGCCGCGCGGTACTGGACTGGGGCCTGTGCGAGGCGGTGCGCACTGACAACGGCAAGGACTACGTGGCCAATCAGTACGAGTCGGTGCTGCGGGATCTGGAGGTTGTACACGAGCTCTGCGTGCCCTTCGCTTCCGAGCAGAAGGGCACCGTCGAGCGCATGTTCCGAACGATGAGCCACGGCATCCTCGACCTGCTGCCGGGCTTCATCGGCCACAACGTTGCCGAGCGCAAGGTCATCGAGGCGCGCAAGAGTTTCGCCGATCGGGTAATGACGCCCGGCGAGACGGTCGAGGTTCAGATGAGCTCTACGGAACTGCAGGAAGTGCTGGACCGCTGGACCGAGATCTACCACCACACCCCGCACAGCGGGCTGGACGACAAGACCCCCTTCGAGGTGGCCACCGCCTGGGCGCAGCCCGTGCGCCGGATCCACGATGAACACGCCCTGGACATGCTGCTCGCCGAGATCGGCGGCACGCGCACCATCACCAAGAAGGGCATCCGCTTCGAGAACCACCTCTACGACGCCCCCGCACTGTTCGAGCATGTCGGCCGGGAAGCGGTCATCAAGCGCGATGAGCAGGACATCGGCCGCCTGTTCGTCTACGTCGACGGCGCCTTCGTGGCGGTGGCCGAATGCGCCGAGCTGCTCGGGATATCCCGCAAGGAGCGTGCCGCCGCGGCTCGGGCCGCCCAGCGGCACTTCCTGCGCGAGCAGACCAAGGAGTACCAGGGCTACCGCAAGGCGGTGGACAAGAACATCGCCCAGGTGGTCATGGACCACCAGATCCAGCAGAGCCGCAAGGTCGAGGCGCTGCACCGGCCGAGCCTGGATTACACCACCGAGGGCCTGCGCCAGGCGGGTGAGGCCGCCCGCGCCAACCGCCCACCCGCCGTGCCGGAACCCGACCCGCAAGCCAACGCCGAGCGCGAGGCCTTCCAGAAACAATTCGAGGCGGAGCAGCAGAGCACTGCCCGGGTGCTGGAGGCCGAGAGCCCACGCCGGCGTTACGAGCGGTGGGTGCGCACCGATCGGCGGGTGGCCGCCGGCGAGACGCTCAACGCGCAGGAGACCCAGTTCCACCGAACCTACCCGCTGAGCGCCGATTACCGCTCCATGAAGGCCCTTTATGAGGACTTCAATCTGGACGTGAAGAGCAACGAGAAGTGAGAGGAGGTGCGCCCGTGTTGCCGCACGGACGCGAAGTCATCAACCAATGACGGAGAAAAGCATGACCCAAACCGATAACGTCGTCAATCTGAGCAGCAGCACCGCCGCACCCCTGCAGAACGTGGCGCTGTGCAACGGCGCGCTGGAACGCGCACTGGATCGCCCCGCCCACCTGCCGGGCCTGGTGGCCTTCTACGGCCCCAGCGGCTGGGGCAAGTCCACGGCGGCCGCCTACTGCGCCAACCGCCACCGCGCCTACTACGTGGAGTGCAAGAGCAGCTGGACCAAGAAAGCGCTGCTCAACGCCGTGCTCACCGAAATGGGCGTAGCCCCGGCCAAGACCCTCTACGAGATGGCCGACCAGATCAGCGAGCAGCTGGTGCTCTCCGGCCGCCCCCTGATCGTCGACGAGATGGACCACATCGTCAGCAAGAAGGCGGTCGAGGTCATCCGCGATATCTACGAAGGCAGCAACGCCGCCATCCTGCTCATCGGCGAGGAGCTGCTGCCGGCCAAACTGCGCGAGTGGGAGCGCTTCCACAACCGCATGCTCGCCTGGGTACCGGCGCAGCCCTGCGACCTGGACGACACCCGCCAGCTCGCCCGCCTGTACTGCCGCGAAGTCACCATCCATGACGACCTGCTCGCGAAGATCCAGGAAGTCTCCCGCGGGGCCGCGCGGCGGATCTGCGTCAACGTCGAGAACGTCCGCCAGGCGGCACTCGGCGGCGGGCTTGCCGAGGTCGACCTCGCCACCTGGGGCGACCAGCCGCTCTACAGCGGCGAAGCGCCGAAGCGGAGGGTGTGAGCATGCCGCGCAAGCCCGTTCATCTGACCGCCGACAGTCGCCGCCCCGAGGGCCGCCAGGTCATCTGGGAAGCCGTGCGCCGGCTGCGCCGTTTCCGCCTCAAGGACGTTGAGGAGGCCACGCGGCTCAAGGAAACGACCATCAAGACCTACCTCACCGGTCTGACCAACGCCGGCTATCTGCGCCGAGTTGATGAGCAGCAGCACACCGGCCATGCGCGCTATCGCCCCGCCTGGTGGGAGCTGATGCAAGACGTGGGCGTGGATGCACCGCGGGTGCGCAAGGACGGCACCGAGGTCACCCAGGGGCGGGCCCGCGAGCAGCTCTGGCGCACCATGCGGATCATCGGTGAGTTCAACTATCGCGAACTGGCGGTCCAGGCCAGCACCGAGGCCCACCCGGTGGCGGAATCCGACGTCAAGCACTACTGCCGGTACCTGCATCACGCCGGGTATCTGATCTGCACTCGCCCCTCGGCCGGCCGAAACGAAGCCCGCTACCGCCTGGTGCCGCGCGGCTACACCGGCCCCCAACCGCCGCAGATCCAGCGCGTGCGCCAGGTGTGGGACCCGAACCTGCAGCAGGTCGTCTGGACCCAGGGAGGCGGCCATGAGTGAGCTCTGGATCCAGACCCTGCGTCGCGCCTGCGAAGACAAGGGGCAGCGCAACGTGGGTACTGCCATCGGCTACTCGCCGGCGGTCGTCAGCCAGGTCTTGAACGGGACCTATCGCGGGCGGGTGGATCTTGTCCGCGAGCGGGTGGAGAGCGCCCTGATGGGCTCACGCCAGACCGCCTGCCCCGTGCTCGGCGAGATCCCCCGCCACGAGTGCCTGGACCACCAGGCCCGGCCCTTCGCCGCCACCAACGCCACCCGGGTGCGCCTCTACCGCGCATGCCGCAGCTGCCCGAACCGCCGGGAGGGATGAACGATGCCGGAACCGCAACAAATCTACATCCCCGGGCCGCTGCACCCGGACCTGTTCGGTGGCGAGACGCCGGTGATGCTGCCAAGCGACGCGCCAAAGGTGTTCCGCGTGGAGGTCAGCTACCTCGTCGCGGAGCGTCGGAGCCGCACAGTCACCGTCGCCGCGGCCAACCGAACCGAGGGCGCACGCCTCGCCGTCCAGGCGGTCGAGGATCGCGCCCACGAGGACGATCACGACCATGAGGTCGACGACATTGAGGCCTTGGACCGGGCTCCGACCACCGAAGAGATGGAGGCGTGGAAGGCACGCCGGAGGGTAGCGCAATGAGCACCTACAGCGACGAGTACCTGGAGCATTACGCCGACCGCTACATCGAGCTGGGTCTGCGACGACTGGGCATCACCCTGATGCAGTACCTGACCAACCCGGCGGTGTGCGAACGCGCCATCGAGCAATGCGCCGAGCCGCTGGTCATGCCCCAGCACCTCAAACGCATCGAGCGCCAGTTCGAGGCGGAGCTGCAGGCCGAGCGGGAGTTGGCGCATCTACCCCAGCGCAACGGCGTGCCCTTCGAACCGATGCACCACCAGACCTGGCCGCGCAAGGGCAATGGCAACTTTCAGCGGAGGCGCGCATGAATCCGGAACTCAACGAAGCCGTGCTGGACGAGGTGCGCCGCATCCTCCAGGAGAGCGAGGCGCCGCTGGATCGCACCGGCGTCTATCGCCTCTGCGGCGAAGCGCTCGACGTGGGCGAGGTCTCCCAGGCGCTGCATGCCCTGGTGCGCGCTGGCGAGGCGGCACCGGTGGAACGTTTGGGCGTACACACGCTGTACCGTGCGGCCCAGGCGGATCGGCCGCCCACCGAGCAAGCACCGGCGCCCGCCGCTGGCATCACTCGCACGGCACTGTGCCGGCGGATCGTGAAGCTGCTCGGCGAGGGGCCGGCCACCACGCAGCAGCTCCGCGCTCAACTCGATAATACGCCCATCAAGCCGGTCTCAAACGCCCTTTACCGCCTGAAGACCCAGGGGGAGATCGAGCAGGACGAGTCGCGCGGGCCGTGGCGGCTCACCCAAACCAGACCGGCCACCGCGCGGGGCCAGGAGCCCGCCGCCAAGCCGCCGCACGAAGGGTCTTCTCGTCAGCCGAAACAGCGGCACCGCGACAGCGTACTCCAGCTGCTGGAGCGCAGCGCCGGCGACACCCGCGATGCGCTGCGCCGCTACATCGACGAGCTCAACGACCCGGTGCTCGAACAGCTGCTGGCCAGCGCCGGCACCGCCGCCGACGCACTGACCGCCTACCGGAGGAGGAACGCGCGATGAAAGAGCAGATCGGCCGCTGCGAGTGGTGCGGCATGGTGGACCACCACCTGGTCCAGGGCGAGTGTCCCCGCTGTCGGCCGAAGGCGGCCCGTCGCGGGCGGCCTGCCCCGGACCACATCACCTTCCGCCGGTGGCATGCCGGCCCGGTACGCGAGGTACAGCCGTCATGACCCACAACGAGATCACCCCAGATCGGGTGCTTGCCGCCCTGTCCCGTCACGTGGGCGAGGGCTGCGGCATCCACGCCAAGGCGCTGGCCACGGCGGTCACCGGCCAGAACCCGCCCACGCCCGGCCAGGAGCGCCAGGTGCGCCACGCGATCACCGCCTTGCGCCTGGCAGGCCACCACGTCTGCGCCCATCCACGCAGCGGCTACTTCATCGCGGCGACCGAACAGGAGCTGCTGCGTACCTGCGAGTTCCTGCACGAGCGTGCGATGGCCTCCCTGCGACAGATCGCCCGCATGCGCCACATCGCCCTGCCCGACCTACGGGGCCAGCTGAAGCTTCCCACCTGAGAGGACCAAGACCATGAGCCAGACAGAAACCCACGAGATGCAAATCCCCCCGGGCTACCTGCGCAACGCCGCCGGCCACCTGGTGCCCGAAGACCAGGTGCGCGAGCAGGACAAGCTGCGCGACCAGGTCGCGCGGGATCTCGCCATCGAAGCCGAGCAGCTCAACGAGCGCCTGCGCACCTTCAAGGCCCGCGCCCTGGCCGACATCGCCGACCTGGTCCAGGTCGCCGCCGAGCGCTACCACGTTCGCCTCGGCGGCAAGAAGGGCAACGTCACCATCACCAGCTACAACGGCGAGTACAAGGTCCAACGGGCCTACGCCGAACGCATCGCCTTCAGCGAGGAGCTGGAAGCGGCCAAGGAATTACTCAACCAGTGCATCGAGCGCTGGAGCCAAGGCGCCAACCCCCACATCCGCGTCCTGGTCGACCGCGCCTTTCGCACCGACACCAAGGGCCAGATCAAGACCACGGCCGTGCTTGAGCTGCTGCGCCTGGAGATCGACGACGAGCAATGGCAGCGGGCAATGGAGGCGCTGCGCGACAGCATCCAGACCACCGGCACCGCCGTGTACGTGCGCGTCTACAAGCGAATCGGCGACAGCGACCAGTACCGGCCGCTGCCGCTGGATCTGGCGGCGGTCTGACGCTGGGGAGCAGGACGCAATGGATGCCACCAACGAAACCCCCGAAGAGCGCCGGCGCCGCAAGGCCCGAGAACGAAAGGCCCGGCAGCGCGAGCGCGAGAAACGGCTCGGCATGAAGGCGGTCCGGCTGGACCTGTCCCAGGGCGAGCGGGCGACCATCGAGCGCATGGCCGAGGCGCGGGGCTTTGAGGACCAGACCGAGTACCTGTACGCGCTGGTGCGGGCCGATGAACAGGCGCTGGCGCGTGACCCCGCTTTTAACCCAGCTTTGGAAGTTGTGACGGGTCACGCCGCCGCATCCGCAGTCTAAGGAGATCACCATGCAGACCATTCGATTCGAGGACCAGGGGCAGGACTTCCTGGAATGGGACATCGACCAGGAGGGCGTGGTGGTGGATTCGCGCCCCTTCCAGCGCCACGTCTGGTGCGGCACGCAAGTGCAGGACGTCGCGATCGGCCAGCAGCCCACGGTGATCACCCCTCACGTGGGCGTGGCGGGGCTGCTGAACTACCGCGTCGTCCACATCCGCCAGGCCAACCCGTTCGCCGATCAGAACGGCATGGGCGCCGTTGACGTGGAAAGCCGGCTGCACTGCCTGCAGCGCTTCGATCTGATTCAGTGCCGCATAGCGCTTGAGGTGCCGCATCTGCAGAAATCCGTAGAGAAGCGGCTGCGTTCGCGCATTCGTAAGCTGGAGCGCCACGAGGGCTGATTCATGAAAACAGTAACCGTGGAAGTCGTCCCCCACGCCGAGGCGCCCTGGGCGCCGCAGCTGAAGGATGCCCGGTGGGCCTGGCGAGTAACGGCCCCCTCCGGCACCGACGTCGCCTGCGCCACCCGCGGCACCGAGGCCCAGGCTCGGCGCGCGGCGCAACGCATGGCGGCCCGGCTCGGGCTGATCGTTCGGGGCCAGCACGTCAATGCCTTCAAGATCAACCCCAGCAAGGCGGTGCGCGATGCCGGCATCAAGAGCTAACCCCAGGGGCCGCGACGCCCGGCGCCGCAGCGAGCTGGCCAAGATCCACGTCGCCAAGAAGGAGCTGCAGCTCGACGACGACACCTACCGGGCGATGCTTTGGTCGGTCGCCCGGGTACGCTCCGCAAAAGACCTGGACGCCGCGGGCCGCGAGGCGGTGCTTGATCATCTGCGCGCCCGCGGCTTCCACGGCAAGCCGCGCCGGCGCGTCGCACAGTACCCGGGCACGCCGCACAACCTGGACCGGGAGGCCATGCTCCAGAAGATCGAAGCCCAGCTGACTGCCATGAAGCTGCCCTGGTCCTACGCCGATGGCATTGCCCGCCAGCAGTTCGGCATCGAGCGCGTGGCCTGGCTGCGCAAGGCCGACCACCTGCGCGGTGTGATCGCCGCCCTGCACGTGGAGCAGGAGAAGCGCTCCCTGCTCGCGCAGCTCGACCGGGAACTGGACCGGCTCGGCAAGACCCGGACAGAGCTGGCCGAGGAAGTGCGGAACCCGCGCAAGGGCTGGGAGCGCCACCGGCCCACACTTCGGGCGCTGGTCGAACATTACGCCGAGGTGCGCCGGTGATCTGGTGGTGGTATGCCCCCGCGCTCTTCTGGCTGGCGCTTCTGTGCCCGCCCCGCCGGCGCGTCCAGCGCGTCGCAAACGTCGTTTACGTGGAGTTCAAACGCTGATGCAGAAAGCCCGTTGCCATGTCTGCCACACCGCGCTAGACCTGGGCAGCCTGGTCGCGATGGTCGAGGACGAGGCGCTGCGCGAGCTGATGGGCATCCTCAAGGATCTGCCGCGTGAGGTCAGCCGCCCCCTGGTGCTCTACATTCAGCTGTTCGCCGGTGCGACCCGCGCCCCCGCCTACGAGCGCCAGCTGCGCCTGGCGCGCGAGACCCTCGCGCTGCACGCCGACACGCTGCTCATCGGTGCGGCCCTGTCGGAGACCGTGGAGGCGATCCGCGGCAAGCGCGAGAGCGGCGAGGACCACCGGCCGCTGAAGAATCACAACTACCTCAAGCGAGTGCTGGAAAGCGTTGCGGCCCGTCCCGCGCCGAAGGCGCTGGAGCGGGCAACTCAACAGCCCCGGCCGACGAGCCGGACGGCACAGGCCCTGGCTGCGCTCGGGGGAACGGATGAGTGAAGCGCCGAAATGGTTCAAGGACGCCCTGATCGACGGGCTGCGCGCCTTGATGGTCCTCCACCTACCCGGCGGCCCTGGCCTGGAAACGGTGAAGTACACCCGCGACGTGTGGGTTCGGGTCCTATGGGATGCACCGATCGATTGGCAGGAAGAAACCGACCGGCGCCGAATTGACCGCGCCTTTCTGAGTCTGGCCCGCCAGGCGGATCGCTGGCCAACACCCCGGGCGCTGCTCGAGCAGCTGCCCCGGCGCCCCCAGCCCCGCGCCCTGCCGAGCCCGCCCATGAGCCGGGAGCAGCGCGAGCGCAATCGACAGCGGCTGCGGGAGATGTGGGCGTCCCTACAGGAGGCCAAGGGCAAATGAGCGACGAGCAGACCTTGCATTACTACGACGAGGACCTGCCGCCGGTGCTGGCCGAGATCCGGGACCTGGTCGGCACGGAACCGACCCTGGCCCTGGTGGCGCATTACGGCGGCACGCACGTACCGGTGCCCAAGCGCTTCGACCCTGGGCACCCCTTGGCGCGGGTCCTGGGCCCGGAGGCGGCCGTGCACTTCATCGGCCGCTTCGGCGGCACCCGCCCCTACATCGCCAAGCTGGAGCTGGCCGTGCGCGCCCTGCGCAACATCGAAATCAGCCGCCGTTACGAGGGCGGCAGCACCGTGGCCAGGCTGGCCCGCGAGTACCATTTGAGCGAGCGCCAGATCTGGAATATCCTCAAGCGGCCGGAGACCCTGCGCGACGCGCCGGACCAGGCCGACCTCTTCGGCTGACACTCCGCCCCGACTGAACCGCTTCAGCATCCTCCCGGCCGCGCCCCTGCGGCGAAGATGACGGTCATGAGCCGTTATCGCAATCCCCAAGACATCGACACGCTGGTGATCCACTGCGCGGCCACGCCCAACGGCAAGTGGCTCACCGCGGAGCAGATCGACCGCTGGCACGCCGAGCGTGGCTTTCGCCGCGCCCCGAAACTGATCGGGCCCCACAGCCCGCATCTGCACCACATCGGTTATCACTTCGTGATCTACACCACCGGTGCGGTGACCTGTGGCCGCGCCCTGCGCGAAACCGGCGCGCACGCGGCTGGCCACAACGAACGCTCCATCGGCACCTGCCTGATCGGCACCGACCGGTTCACTCGCGCCCAATGGGAAACCCTCGCCGCCCATGTGCGCAGCCTGCGCCGGGACTACCCCGGCATCCGGGTAGTGGGCCACCGGGATCTTTCGCCGGATCTCGACGGCGACGGCGTCATCTCCCCCTCGGAATGGACCAAGCGCTGCCCCGGATTCGGGGTTTCGGCGTGGATTGAGGGTGGTATGAACGCCCTTTCTGAGCATCTCCTGGAGGACTGATGGACTGGAAAGACGTGAAGGCGGGGATCGGGCGGATTGCCCCCGTACTGGGTGCCGCCATTGGCGGCCCCACCGGCGGGGCCGTGGGCACCCTGGTGGCCTCGGCCCTTGGGGTCGACGACTCACCCGAGGCGGTCCAGCGGGCCGTGGAGCGCGATCCGGAGGCGGCGCTCAAGCTCAAGCAACTCGAGCAGGAGCACGCCCGGGAGTTGCGCCGCATGGTGCTGGAGGCGGAAGCCGTACACCTGGCGCAGATCAACGAGACCATCCGCACGGAGGCCGCCGCCGATGACGCCTACGTGCGCCGCTGGCGCCCGACCTACGGATACGCCACCGCGTTGACCTGGGTGCTGCAGAGCCTGGCGATCGTCGCCGCCATTGTCGGCGCCGCCTTCGTCTACCCCGAGCACGCCGGCGAGATCCTCAACGGGCTGTCCGTGCTCATGGGCGCGATGGTGACCATGTGGAGCATTGCACTGGCCGTGCTGGGTGTGAGCGTCCGCCAGCGCAGCCGCGACAAGCAGGTTCAAGCAGGCCAGGCCCCCGACGGCATCTTCGATGCATTGGCGCAGCGATTGGGCCGTGGCGGCGAGAAGGAGAACCGCGGTGCTGAGTAACGAAGCTGTCGCGAACTGGCGTCTCGCGCTGGACGTCCTGCAGGTGGCCGCCACCTTGCTCGCCTTTGCCGCCGCCTGGTGGGTGCGCAAGACCAGCGCCAACCGCACCGCCATCAACGGCGTGCACAAGGAGATGCGCGCCACGGGCCTCAAGCTCTCCGGGCGTATCGAAGGCGTGGAGCGCCGCATCACCGTCGCCGAGAAAGAGATGGAACACCTGCCGAACAAGCATGACATGGACGATCTGGACCGGCGCTTCGACGAGCTCAACCGCCAGGTGGCCGGGCTCGCCGAGGCGCACCGAGGCACCAACCACCTTCTCACGGTGATCCACCAGCACCTGCTCAACAACGGGAGCAAAGCCGGATGAGCTACCAGCAACTCCTACAAGAAGACCGCCGCCTGGTGATCCTGCGCCTGCTGGCCGAGTCCCAGGGCTATACGGCCAACATCTACCTGCTCTCCGCCGCGCTGCCCGGCTTCGGCCACGCCATCAGCCACGACGGCCTGCGCGCGGAGCTTGCCTGGCTGGATGAACAGGCGCTGATCAGTGTCAGCAAGGTTTCCGACGTCGAGGTCGCCAAGCTCACCCCGCGTGGCAATGACGTCGCCCACGGCCGCGCCCGGTGCCCGGGCGTCAAGCGGCCGGAACCGGAGGCCTGATATGCGCAGTGCCGCCACTCGCAAACTACGCTGGTTCCTGCGCCGCAAACTGGCAGCGTGGGTAGCCGACGCCCTTCTCTTCACCACCGCCGGCCTGGCGGTGCTCGGCGCCGGCACGGCTGTCCGCGCCATCGGCTGGACTGATGCCGCCACTTCGATGGTCATCGGCGGCGTTCTGCAGTGCGCCGCCGTCTGGGTGATGCTTCGCCTTCACGAGTGGTCGGAGAGGCCCTACTGATGGCTCGCCGCTCCAGCATTGAGAAGCTCGACCCGCGCATCCGCGAGGCGGTGGACCGGCTGATCCGTGAGGATCGGGCCACCATCGACCAGGTCGTGGAAGCCATCGACAAGCTCGGCGGTGAGGCCTCCCGCTCGGCCGTAGGGCGTTACGTCAAAAACGCCCGCGAGCAGATGGAGCGTTACCGCCAGGCGCAGCAGATGGCCAAGGTCTGGGTGGGCAAGCTGGAGGAAGACCCGGAGGGCGACGTCGGCCGGCTGCTCTCGGAGATGCTGCGCACGGTCGCCTTCCAGGTGATGGGCGATCTGGGCGGCGAAGACGCCGGCGCCTCACCCCAGGACATCATGTTCCTCGCCAAGGCCATCAAGGACCTGGCCGGTGCCGACAAGACCGCCACCGACATGCGCCTGCGGGTGCGCCGCGAGGTCGCCGCCGAGGCCGCCTCCGTTGCGGAGAAGACCCTCACCGGCCAAGGCATGAGCCGCGACTCCATCGACACCATCAAGCGCGAAATCCTGGGGATCGCCTGACATGTCGGCGCTGCCCGCCTCGGTTCTGCTGCCGTACCAGAAGGCGTGGGTCGCCGACCGCGCGCAGCTGAAGATCGCCGAGAAGAGCCGCCGCACGGGGCTGACCTGGGCGGAAGCCGCCGACGCGGTGCTCACGGCCAGTGCGGCCAAGTCCGCCGGCGGCACCAACCACTATTACGTGGGCTCCAACAAGGAGATGGCCATCGAGTTCATCGAGGCCTGCGGCATGTGGGCGCGCGCCTTCAATCGCGCCGCCTCCGAGGTCGAGGAAGAGATCCTGCAGGACGAGGACCAGGACATCCTCACCTTCAACATCCGCTTCAACTCCGGCTTCAAGATCCAGGCGCTGAGCTCACGCCCGTCCAACCTGCGCGGCCGCCAGGGCAACGTCACCATCGACGAGGCCGCCTTCCACGAGCAGCTGGCCGAGGTACTCAAGGCCGCACTGGCGCTGACCATGTGGGGTGCCAATGTGCGTTTAATCAGCACCCACAACGGTGTTGAAAACCTGTTCAATGAGCTGATCCAGGACAGCCGTGCCGGCAAGCGCCGCTACAGCGTCCACCGCCTCACCCTGGACGACGCCTGCGAGCAGGGCCTCTACAAGCGCATCTGCCAGGTGCGCGGCATGGCGTGGAGCCAGGATGCCGAGGACGAGTGGAAGGACAACCTGCTGCGCGATACCGCCACCCGCGAGGACGCGCTGGAGGAGTACTACTGCGTCCCGAAGAGCGGGGGCGGCGCCTACCTCTCCCGGGCGATGATCGAGGCTCGCATGGTCGAGGCGCCGGTGCTGCGCTTCGAAGGCTCGGCCGAATTCAACGCCTGGCCCGAACACCTGCGCGAGGCCGAGATGCGCGACTGGTGCGAGCTGCATCTCCAGCCGCTGCTCGCCGCACTCGACCCGAAGCTCCCCCACGCCATCGGCGAGGACTTCGGCCGCTCCGGCGATCTGACCGTGCTCGCCCCGGTGGCCAGCACCCAGCAGTTGAAGCGCGTGGTGCCGTTCCTGGTCGAGCTGCGCAACGTGCCCTTCAAGCAGCAGGAGCAGGTGTTCTACTACATCGCCGATCGGCTCCCGCGGCTGCAGGCCGGCGCGCTGGATGCCCGCGGTAACGGCCAGTACCTGGCCGAGCAGGCCGTCTACCGCTACGGCGCCGGTCGCATGGAGCCGGTGATGCTCTCCCAGGGCTGGTACCTGGAGAACATGCCCAAGTTCAAGGCCGCCTTCGAGGACGACCTGATCGAGCTGCCGCGCGACCTGGACGTACTCAACGACCTGCGCGCCCTGCAGGTGATCAAGGGCATACCGAAGCTGCCCGATGCGAAGACCGGCGCGGACAAGAACCGCCACGGGGATGCCGCCATCGCCATTGCGCTCGGCTACTACGCCAGCCTCAGCGAGGTCCAGGAGTACGGCTACATCCCGGTCTCAACCCACACCCCCGGCGGTGGCCAACCGCATCAGCGGCCGGTGCGCACCACCGCCGGCTTTCGCAGCATGCGAGGTAAATGGTAATGCCCGACATCGTAGATCATCGCGGCCAGCCCTTGCGCCGGCAGGAGTTGACCCGGGAGGTTGCCGCCCCACGCCTGACCGGCATCCGCCAGGTCTGGAACGCCCATTCCGTCGCCGCCGCGCTCTCGCCCGACCGGCTGGCCGCGCTGCTGCACAGCGCAGCCCAGGGCGATCACCACGACTACCTCACCCTCGCCGAGGAGATGGAGGAGCGCGAGCCGCACTATGCTAGCGTGCTCGGCACCCGCAAGCGCGCCGTGTCCGGGCTGCCGGTCGCGGTGGAGGCGGCAAGTGATGCGGCCCGCGACGTGGAATTGGCCGACGCCGTGCGCGAACTCACTCGCCGGCCCGCCTTTGGCGAGATGCTCGACGACGCGCTGGACGCCCTGGGCAAGGGCTACTCTGCGGTCGAGATCCTCTGGAACCGGCGCGGTCCGGAGTGGTGGCCGCAGGAGTACGTCTGGCGCGATCCGCGCTTCTTCGTCTTCGACCAGACGACAGGCCGGGAACTGCGGCTGCTCGATGAGGGCGACCTCTCAGGCGTCGCCCTGCCGCCCTACAAGTTCATCGTCCACATGCCCCGGCTCAAATCCGGCCTGCCGGTGCGCCGCGGGCTTGCCCGCCTGGTTGCCGCCAGCTACATGTGCAAGGCCTACGCGCTCACCGACTGGATGGCCTTCGCCGAGGTCTTCGGCATGCCGCTGCGCCTCGGCCGCTACGGCCCCAACGCCTCGGCGGACGATATCCAGACCCTGATCAACGCCGTGGCCAACATCGGCACCGACGCCGCTGCCGTCATTCCCGAATCGATGCGCATCGAGTTCGAGGAAGCCGGCGGCGGGCAACGTGGCGGCGATCAGCTGTTCCTCAACCTCGCCGAATGGCTGGACAAGCAGACCTCCAAGGCCGTGCTGGGCCAGACCATGACCGCCGACGACGGCTCCAGCCAATCCCAGGCCAACGTCCACAACGACGTGCGCGGCGACATCCAGCAGGCGGATGCACGCCAGCTGGCCGACACGCTCAACCGGGACCTGGTGCGGCCGTTCATCGACCTGAACTACGGCCCGCAGGAACGCTATCCCCGCCTGGAGCTCCAGATCACCGAGCCCGAGGACCTGGCCGGCCTGGCGGACCTGCTCGCGAAGCTGGTCCCGCTGGGCCTGCGCGTGGAGCAGTCGGTGGTGCGCGATAAGGCCGGCATTCCGGATCCGGACGATGGCGCCGAGGTGCTGGGCCTGCCGGCCGCGCCCGCCGCACCGCCGGCGCTCAATCAGTACACCGCCACCGCGCTCAACCGCCAGGCACCGGCCGAGCTGGTCGACGAACTGGAGGCGGAACTCGCTGCCGAGTGGGAGCCGCAGCTGGCCCCGGTGGTCGATCCGCTGCACGCCCTGGCCGAGCGCGCCGGCAGCTACGAGGAGTTCCTGCAGGCGCTGCCGTCGCTACTCCAGGAGATGGACGCCGGCGAACTGATGCAACGCCTCGCCCGGGCCACCTTCCAGGCTCGGGGCAGCGGCGATGCCGAGAGGTCACCGGATGCCTGAGCAGACCGCCCCCGGCCCGGTGCCCGAGGACGCGCTGGCCTACTTCCGCGCCAAGGGCATTCGACCGAGCTTCGACCACCGGGACGTCTGGCGCGAGGAGCACGCCAACGCCTTCACGGTGGCCAAGGCCATGCAGCTGGATCTACTCGAGGATATGCGGGCGGCGGTCGACGAGGCGCTGACCGAGGGGCGGACCTTTCGCGAGTTCGCCCGGGATTTGACACCGACCCTGCAGCGCAAGGGCTGGTGGGGTATGAGCGACATGCAGGACCCGCTCACCGGTGAGATCCGCGAGGTGCAGCTGGGCAGCCCCCGCCGGCTGCGCACCATCTACCGCACCAACCTCAGAACCGCACGAGACGCCGGCCAGTGGCAGCGCATCGAGCGCGCCCGGCGCAGCCATCCGTATCTGATCTATCAGCTGGGTCCCAGCGAGGCGCACCGCCCGGAGCACGCTGCCTGGGAGGGCCTGATGCTCCCGATGGACCACCCCTGGTGGGATACGCACGCGCCGCGCAACGGCTGGGGCTGCAAGTGCCATGTACGCCAAGTCTCTCGCCGCGAAGCGGAGCGTCTGCGTGCCGATGGAAACGTGCGCACCGAGGCCCCGGAGATCCGTCACCGGGAGTGGGTTAATAAACGCACAGGTGAGGTTGAACGCGTCCCTGAGGGCATCGACCCGGGCTGGGACACAAACCCGGGCAAGACGCGTCGGGCGCAGGTGCAAGGGGCGCTGAGCGAGAAGCTGGACCGGGCCGATGAGCAGCTCGCGGCCGCGGCCGTGGACCAGACCGTAGCGAGCCCCGCCTTCGATCACTTCTTGGAGACGCCCGAGGGGGCCTTTCCCATTGCCGTACTGCCCCGCGAGCTGGTGGAGCGCATCGAAGGCCGCCGGCAGACGGCGCTGCTCTCCGCCGAGACCCTGGCCAAGCAGCGTGAGCGCCACCCTGATCTGACGACCGACGACTACCGCAGCCTTCCCCGGGGCGTGCGCGCCGGTCGGGTCATCGCCCTGGGCGAGCGGCAGCTGTCGTTCTTCTTCATCGAGGGGCGGCTCTACAAGGCGGTGTTCAAGAGCACGCGCGACGGCGAGAGCCTGTACCTGCAGAGCTACTACCGGACCAACGAGCGGGAGATGCGGCGCGACCAGCGCCGAGGCGAACTGGTGCGCGACTGGGAAGAAGAGTAGGCCGCGGGGTGGGGCCTGCCAGAACCCCACATGGCGCTCCGCACCCGAAGGTGCGTGCTACGGCAGGCAGACTTGCACCGTGTCACCCGCGTCCCACACCCAGTATAGGCCCGGAGGCGACAAAACCCCAGGCCGAGCCAGAGGCGCTGTAAGCGCTCTTTGTCTCGTTGCGACACCGGCGCTCGGGCGCGAACCTTTTAAACGCTTTGAGCGGGATTTAAACGCCATCACGCCCATTGCCCGACGCGTACAGCGATCGCCGCGACGGTTTGCAACGTTGATCACGGTGTGATCCAGTCCTCATTCGATTATTGGTGAGGGCGGGAAGCCGATGGCAAAGAGCAAAAAAGCAAAACGGTTCCAGTATCGGTATATCAGTGACCTCGGCGAGGGGCGGACAATTGAAGAGCTGCTGCGGCAGGTTCTTTTTGACACGCATCGCACGGTGGCCGATCGATGGGAGAAGCTGGGGGATGACCCCGACGCTCAGCTGCATCGCTTCATCAACACCAAGCGGCGTGCCGAAGGAATGGTCTTTGGGACTCTCGTGCTCTACGAGACCGGACGAAATCGGGAAGTTCTGACACTGGCGGAGGACCAGGAGGAACTCGAGATCGAGCAGATGGCGGCATCCAAGACCCAGGACGGAAGGCCCCGGGAATTCCTGGAGGCGACCCTGTACTTCGGCGCCAGCGGGAACCATCTGGTGCTATTGCAGACCACCTCGTTGACCGGGCGGGAACTGGAGAACCATCTCCGCTGGCTGATCGACGAAGAGGCTCAGCTGCTCGAGCCACATGAGCGTATCGTGATCAAGCAGGGGCTGTCGGCGAAAGGAACAAAAGCGCTCAAGCAAGCCAAATCGGTCTGCGTGGGCGCTCCGGTATTTGAAGCGTCCACCCCCAGATCCGCTGGCGGAGAGAACCGAAGCTCTCAACCCGTCCGGTCTGTGGTTGCGGGGCGGGGCCGGCAATGGCTGGAAAGTTTGTTCGGCAGCAAGGAGCTTGAGGCACTCAAGCTTGGTCAGTTTGCCGATGCAGAGGATCTGGTCGTCGAGGTCAACATACGCCGTGTCGGCCGAGCCAGCGACGATGACCAAGACCCAGCGCAACGCGCGATGGAGGCTGTCAGTACCGCGCTTCGCCACCAGTACCCGGACGACGTGGAGATCGAGACATACCGCATGGGGAAGGTCAAAGGCGATGAGCTGCGCCTTTCGAAATCCGTAGGCATCGTTCATTGGAACAATGTGCCGGACGCCGAAGACGTCTTTCACCGCATGCAGGACTGGCTGATGGACTGTCTGGAAAATGGAGTCATAACATAGATGGGCTTCTGGCTCGCCGCCGCCGGCTGTTTCCTCCTGCCCAGTGCGCTCGCGGCCTACCTCTTGCCGCAGGAGCTGCTCGGCTTGCTCGCCAACCAGGCGAGATGGGGCGGACCGTTATGGTTTGGCGTGCTCGCGGCCCTGGTCGGCGTGTTGAGGCAGCGCCTTCAAGGGCTGTTTGAGCTCGCTGTAGAGGGCGATGATTGGCGCTTCGTCCAGAAGCGCCTACGCGCAGCCGAGCGAATCCAAAAGCGCCTTGATGCGCTGCTCGCGGTTTCACTGGCGCTAGGCCTGACGGCGTTCTTTGTGCCAGTCTTAGTGGCTATACTGCCGACTTGGCTTAAGCACTTGTTGGCGGCGACGCCGATCGGGAGCGCCGCCTTTGTGCTATGGGTATTCTTCGTCTGGTCCAAGTGGCGCGCCAGCATTGACGAGGCGCGGATCGACCTGGGTGTTCGCCGGCGAGAGAGAGAGCAGCGTAAGGAGCAGCTCGAGCGTCTCCGAAAGAGCCGGCTGGCAACCCAGCCTCAGGCTCCCAAGGTAATCCAGGGTGTGCCGTCGCGAGACGACGGGCCGCCTTCCCACTGAACCCTTTCAGCCTCCTCCCCTGACCCACCGCCGCCTATCTTGGCGGCATGGATCACACACTCCTCACCGCGCTTAACCAGGCCGACGCCACCGCCGGCCGCATCGCCCTCAACGCCGAGCTGCCCACCGACGGCGGCGCGCCGGAGTGGGTCGAGCTGATTCCCGCCGGGCGCGACGTCGTCGGTCGCGACGGCCGGCGCTGGGTCAAGGATCAGCCGGAGCGCCTGGTCGCCACCTTCAACGCCAGCGGCGCGGCGCTGCCCATCGACTGGGAGCACGCCAGCGAGCACAAGGCCCCCAAGGGCGAGCCCGCCCCCGCGGCCGGCTGGATCGAGGAGCTGGAGCTGCGCGACGGCGACGCGCTCTGGGGCCGCGTCGAGTGGACCGAGGCCGCGCGCAACCAGATCGAGCGCAAGCACTACCGTTACCTCTCCCCCGTTTTCCTGTTCGAGCCGGCCACCCGGCGCATCGCCACGCTGAGCTCCGCCGGCCTGACCAACCGGCCGAACCTCTTTTTAACGGCCCTTAACCAGGGGCTGAACGATCTTTCCCACCCGCAGAAGGAGGCCGCCACGATGGTGTTGCCCGAAGCAATCCGCAAGGCCCTGCGCCTGGCCGACGACGCCACCGAGAGCGACGCCGTATCGGCCATCAACTCGATGCAGGGAAGCCTGCAGACCGCCCGCAACCAGGCCGAGCAGCCGCCCCTGGAGAAATTCGTCCCGCGCGCCGACCACGACGCCGCACTGAGCCGCGCCACCAACGCCGAGCAGCAGCTGCAGCAGCACCTGCAGCAGGCGCAGGAGCGCGAGATCGAGACCGCGATCAACCAAGCCCTGGAGGCCGGCAAGATCACCCCCGCCACCGCCGAGTACCACAAGGCCGCCTGTCGCCAGGACGGCGGGCTGGATGCGTTCAAGCAGTACGTCGCGGCCGCCCCGGTGGTCGCCGCCGACTCCGGCCTGGACGGCAAGCAGCCCGATCAGGAGAAGGCGCTCAACAGCGAGACCTCCCAGGTCGCGGCCATGTTCGGCAACTCCGCCGACGACATCCGTGAATATTCCCAGGCAGGAGGTAACTGATCATGCCGCTCACCGCTGACCGACACACCCCCTATATGAACGGCGAGCTGGTCTCGATGGCGCTGGCCGCCGGCGCCGAGGTCTTCGCCGGCGCCCTGGTCGTGGCCAACGCCACCGGCTACGTCGCCCCCGGCAGCACCGCCACCGGGCTCACCTACCTGGGCCGCGCCGAGGAGCACGTCGACAACAGCGCCGGCGCCGATGGCGACGAGCAGGTCCTGGTGCGCCGCCGGCAGGCCTTCCGCTTCAGCAATTCGGACAGCGACCCCGTCGGCCAGAGCCTGCTGGGCAAGCGCTGCTACATCGTCGACGACGAGACGGTGGCCGGCACCGATGGCACCGGCACCCGTTCCGAGGCCGGCGTGGTCATCGGCGTCGACGACGACGGCGTCTGGGTCGAGTAAGGAGAGAACACAACCATGCTGATCAACAAGACCACCCTGCACGCGATCTTCGTCAACCTGAAGACCACCTTCAACAAGGCCTTCAGCGAGGCCCCCAGCCAGTGGCAGAAGATCGCCATGCTGGTGCCCTCGGGCTCCAGCCAGAACGATTACGCCTGGCTGTCCAGCTTCCCGCGCATGCGCAAGTGGATCGGCGACAAGGCCGTGAAAGCGCTGGCGGCGTTCAAGTACACCATCGTCAACGACGACTGGGAGGCCACCGTCGAGGTGGACCGCAACCACATCGAGGACGACCAGCTGGGCATCTACGCCCCGCAGGCGCAGATGGCGGCCTACTCGGCCAAGCAGCTGCCCGACGAGATCGTGTTCGACCTGGTCAACTCGGGCTTCAGCAATCTGTGCTACGACGGCCAGCCCTTCTTCGACACCGACCACGAGGTGGCCGGCGCGAGTGTCTCCAACAAGGGCACCACCGCCTTGTCCATCGCCACGTTGGCCGCCGCCCAGGGCAGCTACGGTGCGGCCCGCACCGCCATGCGCAAGTTCAAGGACGACGAGGGCCGGCCCCTGAACATCATCCCGAACGTCCTGCTGGTGCCGCCGGCGCTGGAGGACACCGCCCGGGCCCTGGTGACCAACGACCGCCTCGAGGACGGCAAGCCCAACCCCTACAAGGGCACCGCCGAGATCGTCGTGGATGCGCGGCTCGAATCCGACACCGCCTGGTTCCTGCTGGATACCAGCAAGCCGGTCAAGCCCTTCATCTACCAGCAGCGCAAGGCGCCGGACTTCGTCCAGCAGACCGAGATGGACTCGGACAACGTGTTCATGCGCAAGAAGTACCGCTTCGGCGCCGAGGCCCGAGCGGCCGGCGGCTACGGCTTCTGGCAGCTGGCCTACGGCAGCACCGGCACCGCCTGAGTCTGACCCGGCGCGGGGCTGCGGCCCCGCGATCCCCTGAGCCCATTCCCATCCCCGGAGGCAACCGTGGCCGAGACCAAGCAGAACCCGAAAGCCAAGCAGACCCCGGCCGACAGCAACAAGAAGCCGGCTACCGACACCAAGCCCACAACCAACAAGCGCCAGGCGGTGCTACGGGTCCGCGCCCCCGGCGGCAGCTTCCGCCGTGCCGGCATCCGCTTCGGCCGCCACGAGAGCGTGCTCGCGGTGAAGGATCTCAGCGACGACCAGGTCGCCGCCCTGAAGAGCGAGCCCCGCCTGGTGGTGACCGAGGGCGAGACGGAGTAAGGCGCCATGTACGCCACCGAGCAGGACATCATCGACCGCTACGGCGAGGAGGCCCTGGTCCTGGCCGCCGATCGCGACGGTGACGGTCAGGCCGACGCGGGCGTCGTTGATCGGGCCTTGGCGGATGCAACCGCCGAGGTGGACACCTATCTCGCCGCTCGCTACGCACTACCGCTGGCAAGCACGCCGGCGGTGCTCACCCGCCTGACAGTGGATATCGCGGTGTATCGGCTCAGCCCAGCAGCCGACGCCGGCACTGATGAACGCCGCCAGCGCTACGAGGACGCCACCGCCCTGTTGTCACGTATCGCCCGCGGTGGAGTCAGCCTCGGGCTACCCGTGCCGCCGGCGAGCAGCAACGGAATCGCCACCGTAACCGGACCTGAGCGCCGCTACGGCCGCGGTCGAGGGCGGGTTTTCTGATGGCGGGCACGGCGCTGAAATTCGATTTAAACCAACTTCGATCACTGGATAAACGCCTGGAGAAACTGGGCGATCTGGATCGCGAGGGACTGCTGGAAGGCTTGGGGGCGGAAGGCGAGTCGCAAACCCGGCGCCGCATCCAGGAGGAGAAGCGCGGGCCCGACGGCGCTGCCTGGCCGGATTGGTCAGCCCGCTACGCCGGCACTCGCCACGGCGGCCACAGCCTCCTGCTGGGCGAAGGTGATTTGCTCGACTCCATCCAGTCACGAGTCTCGGGCGGCCGCGTCGAATGGGGCTCGAACCTGGTCTATGCCGCTATCCATCAGTTTGGCGGCGCAGGCGTGGGCAGCAATATCCCCGAGCGTGCGTATCTTGGCATCTCCAGCGCCAACGAAGAGGACCTCGACGCGGTTGTCGATGACTGGCTCCGAACTCAGGAGGGCGGGCTGTGAGGCTACTGAGCTTCCGTGACGCGGTGGTCGCCGGCATCAGTCAGGCGCTCACCGAGCTGAAAAGCTGCGAGGCCCACGGCGGGCGCTTCGATGAGAAGGAGCTGCGCCGCTACGCCTTGCGCGCTCCTGCAGTGTTGGTCGCGGTGCGTCGAATTCCAGCATTAGCCGCCGAGAACGAGATTACCCCGACGCTGACCTGCGCGGCCTTCGTGGTCACGCGGGATGCACGAGGCAGGCCTCGCGATGCCGCCGGCCTGGCGCTGGTGGAGGCCCTGCTCCAGGTGGTGGCCAACAACACCTGGGGGCTCGATTGGGCACACCGCCCACAGCGCCTGGAAGCCGACAACCTGTACTCCGCCGCGCTCGACAAACAGGGTGTAGCGCTTTGGGGCGTGGCGTGGCAGCAGGCCGTGGACCTCGCACCCGAAGTGGACTCGGCGACGCTCGCCGACTTCATCACCCATCACCAGGACTACGACCTGGCGCCGGCCGACGGCACGGCCGACGCCAGCGACACCATCACCCTTGCCCAGGAGTAAGCCGTGGACAAGAAGCTGCACATCAAGCCAGCCCCGGGCCGCCAGGTCCGCGACCCGATCACCGCCCAGCCGCTCGCGGCCAAGGGCGAGCACAAGCCCGCCAGCAGCTATTGGCTGCGCCGGCTGCGCGACGGCGACGTGATCGACCTCACCGCCCCGAAAAAGCCCAAGCAGGCGAAGGAGTAACCGATGGCCGTGTCCTTCAACCAGATCCCGTCGAACCTGCGTGTACCGCTGGTCTACATCGAGTTCGACAACTCCCAGGCCGTCTCCGGCACCCCGGCGATCTCCCACAAGATCCTGGTGCTGGGCCAGCGCCTGGCCACCGGCACCGTGGCCGAGGGCGTGCCCGTGCGTATCACCTCCTATGACCAGGCGGAGCAGTACTTCGGCCGCGGCTCGATGCTCGCCGAGATGTTCCGCTATGGGAAGCAGGCCAACCGCTACACCGAGACCTGGGCGATCGCCCTGGACGAGGATGGCGCGGGGGCGGCAGCCACCGGCAAGATCGCCTTCAGCGGCCCGGCCACCCAGAGCGGGACCATGTACTGGTACATCGGCGGCAAGCGGGTGAAGGTGGGAGTCAGCTCGGGGGATACCGCCGATGCGATGGCCAGCGCCCTAGTGGCCGCCATCAACGCCGAGGACACCGCGCCGGCCACCGCCGCCGTCAACGGCACCACCGCCAGCGAGGTGGACCTGACCGCCCGCTGGAAGGGCGAGACCGGCAACGACATCGACATTCGCCACAGCTACTACACCGGCGAGTCGCTGCCGGCCGGCGTGGGCGCGACCATCACCGCGATGGCCAACGGCAGTGGCAACCCGGACGTGGCCACCGCCATCACCGCCCTGGGCGATGAGTGGTACCACACCATCGTCATGCCCTACACCGACGCGGCCAACCTGGCCGCACTGGAGATCGAGCTGGCGGATCGCTGGGGACCGACGCGGCAGATCGACGGCATTGCCTACGCCGCCCACCGCGGCACCCACAGCGATACCGGCACCTTCGGCGATGGCCGCAACGGCAAGCACGTCTCGGTGATGGGCACAAACAAGGTGCCCGAACCGCCCTACCTCTGGGCCACGGTGGATGCGTTCACCGCGGCGGCGAGCATCGCCATCGACCCGGCCCGGCCGCTGCAGACCCTGCCGCTGGTGGGGCTGAAGCCGCCGGCGGTGGAGGATCGCTGGACGATGGAGGAGCGCAACCTGCACCTGTATGACGGCATCAGCACCTACATGGTGGACGCCGGCGGCCAGGTGCTCATCGAGCGGCAGCTGACCACCTACCAGACCAACGCCTTTGGGGTGGAGGACCCGTCGTATCTGGACGTGAACACGCCGGCGACGCTGTCCTACATCCGCTACGCCACCCGGGCTCGGATCACCCAGAAGTACCCGCGCCACAAGCTGGCCTCCAACGGTACCCGCGCCGGCGAGGGCCAGGCGCTGGTCACCCCGAACGACATCCGCGATGAGCTGATCTCGCTGATGCGCGAGCTGGAGACCCGGGGCCTGGTGGAGAACATCGAGCAGTACAAGGAGGACCTGATCGTGGAGCGGGATATCGACGCCGGCGGCTCGGACCCGAACCGGATCAACGTTCAGAGCCACCCGGACCTGGTCAACCAGTTCCGCATCTACGCCGAGCAGACGCAGTTCCGGCTGTAAGAGGAGACACCGACCATGCAGGTTACCGGCCGCGTATTCATCAAGATCGACGGCAAGCAGCTGCGCACCAAGAAAGGGGCCAAGCTCAAGCTCGGGGGGCACAACCGCAACACCATCGTCGGCCACGAGGTCCACGGCTATGCCGAGGAGACGGTGGCCCCGGAGGTGGAATGCACCATCTCCCACACCAGCCAGACCGACCTGGAGGCCATCGCCGCAAGCTCCGATGTGACGCTCACCTTCGAGGCCGACACCGGCCAGCGCTGGGTGCTGCACAACGCCTGGCTGACCGACACCCCGGAGCTGAACGACGGCGAGGGCGAGGTGCCGCTGAAATTCGCCGCCATGCGCCACGAGAGGGCTAATTGATGGCTAAGGAAAAGCAAAAGACCTTCACCCTGACCGAGCCGGTGGACGCCCACGGCAAGCAGATCACCGAGCTGACCCTGCGCAAGCCCAAGGCCAAGCAGCTCAAGCTGCTCGGGGAGTACGCCAACGAGGTGGAGGCCATGTACGAAATGATGGCCGAGCTGGCGGACGTGCCTCCCAGCACTATCGACGAGCTGGAGGTCGAGGACATCGAGGGCATGACCGCCTGGCTTGAAGGTTTTTTCAAGCGGCGCCGGCGGACTGGGAAGACGTCATAGGCGACATCGCCTACGTCTTCGGCTTCCAGCCCTCGGAGATCTGGGGGCTGGACTTTGATGAGCTGCTGTTCTGGCACCGCCAGGCGCAGCGCATCAACAAGGAACAGAGCAAGCAACTGGGGTAGCACATGGCGGAAATGCGCGCAGCGGTCATCATGGAGCTGGTGGATCGGATCACCAAGCCGGTCCGCCGTATCCGTGCCACCGTCCGCCAGTTCGCCGAGCGCTCCGGCTTTGCTCGTTTGGGGCGCGACGTCCGCCGGGTCGGTGAGCGCTTCCAGGTCGTGCGCAGCGAGGCCGGGCGGCTGGCCCGGCGCATCGGTATCGTCGGGGCCGCCGCCGGCGCCGCCGGCGCTGCCCTGTTCGGCATGACCAACCATGTGGCAAGGGCCGGCGACAACATCGCCAAGACCGCCCGCAAGCTCGGCCTGGGCGTGGAGGAGCTGCAACAGTACCGCTACGCCGCCGAGCGTTCGGGTGTCGCCCAACAGACCTTTGACATGGCCCTGCAGCGCTTCACCCGCCGGGCGGCCGAGGCCGCCGCCGGCACCGGTGAGGCGCGCGACGCCTTGCGCTATCTGGGCATCGATCTGCAGGACGCCAACGGCAAGATGCGCCCCTCCGGCAAGCTGCTCCAGGACGTGTCTGACCGTATGGCCGAGATCGAGGACCCGGCCCTGCGGGTGCGCCTGGCCTTCAAGCTGTTCGATTCCGAAGGCGTGAACATGGTCAACATGCTCGGCGAGGGCAGCGCGGCCATGCGCGAGATGATGGCCGAGAAGCGTCGGCTGGGGCAGCTGAGCGAGGAAGGCGCGGAGCGCTCCGAGGACTACACCGACGCCATGAGCAAGTTCATGGCCGCACTGGGCGGGGTGCGCGATGCGGTGGTGACCAAGATCATGCCCGCGATGACCCGCTGGCTCACCCAGACCGCGGAGCTGATCGCCGCCAATCGGGAGGTGATCACCCAGCGGCTGATCAACGGCATCAAGTCGTTCTGGGAAAAGCTCAAGGCGGTGGGCGCGGCGATCAGCTGGCTGGTGGACCTGGTCGGCGGGTGGAGAGTGGCGCTCGGCATTGTCGCTGCGCTGATTGGCGCCAAACTCATCGCCTCCGTGGGCAGTCTGGTGGTGGCCATGTTCACGCTGGGCAAAGGCTTCATCGGCGCGGCTATCGCCACCAAGGGCTTTGGCCTGGCGCTGCTGGCCACCCCCGTGGGCTGGATCATCGCCGCCGTGGCGGCCATTGCCGCGGCGGTGTATCTGATCGTCAAGCACTGGGAGCCGATCTCGGCCTGGTTCAGCCGGCTGTGGGATGCGATCGGCGGCACGGTCTACTTCGCGCTGGAGCGTATCAAGGGGTTTTTCAGCGGGATCTGGGGGGCGATCACGGGTGCTTTGCAGTCCGGCCTGGATCGGGTGAAGGGGCTGTTCAAGGACGGCATTCTGGTGGGGCTGAGCAAGATCCTGCTGGCCTTCAGCCCGGTCAACCTGATCATGAAGCCGCTTAATGCCCTGTTCAAAGCGGTGATGGGTTATGACCTGTCCACCGCCGGCAAGAAGCTGATCGGCAGCTTCGGCAACGGCATCAGCGAGCGCTTCCTCGCCGTGCGCCAGTGGCTGACCGGCAAGATCCGCGCGCTCATTGATTGGATGCCCGACTGGGTCAAGGACAAGCTCGGGCTGCAAGGTGGCGGCGGTGCCATGCCGCTGGGCGAGCCGCTGCGCGCGGGCGGCAACTCGCCGGTGCGCAGCGCCGGCCAGGTCAACGCCAATGTGGGCGGTGTGCTGCGCATCGAGTTCGATGACCAGGGCCGGCCGCGGGTCGGGGCGGCCCGCGCCGAGGGCGGCATGGAGCTGGACGTGGACGCCGGGCTGATGGGGGCGAGCCTGTGAGCTGGCGTGAGCAACTGCGACAGGGGAAGTTCCGCGGCGCGGCGTTTCTGATCGACGCCAGCGAGGAAGGCTTTGGCCGGCGCACGGCGCTGCACAGCTACCCCAACCGCGATGTCCCCTTCGCCGAGGACATGGGACGCGCCCACCGGGAGTACCGCGTGGAGTGCTATGTGCTGGGCGCGGACTACATGGCCGCCCGGGATGCGCTGATCGAGGCCCTGGAGCAGCCCGGGCCCGGCCTGCTGGTTCATCCCTACTACGGCACCGTTCGGGTGGCGGTACAGGACCGCGGCCGGGTGCGTCAGACCACCCGTGAAGGCGGCATGGCCCGTTTCTCCATCACCTTCGTGGAGGCCGGCGAGGAGCGCGAGCCCCACGCCCGTGTGCACACCCCTTCACTGGTCGGCCAGCGGGCCGATGGTGCAGGCGCGGCCGTGCGCGACGAGTTTGCCGGCGCCTTCAGCACCGCCGGCCGGCCCCAGTGGGTGGCCGATGCCGCCGAGAGCACCGGCGCCGGCCTGCTCGACACCCTGAGCGGGCTGACCTCCCGGATTCCGAGCGTGCCGGACCAGCTGGTGGGCTGGACGCGGGATCTGCAACAGGCAAGCAATGAGCTGGCGCAGTTGATCCGCACGCCGGCGGCCCTGGCCGAGCGCGTCACCGGCCTGATCAGTGATGTGGCCGGCCTAGCGGACAACCCGCTGGCCGCCCTGGGCGTGTACCGCAAGCTGTTCGGCGCCGGCGGCGATGACGCTGCGGTGCCGGCCACCACCGCCAACCGCCGGCAACAGGCCGACAACCAGACGGCCCTCCACAATCTGGTGCGCCGCACAGCCGTCATCGAGGCGGCTCGCACCGCTGCGACGGTGGAGTGGGAGACAGCGGATGAGGCGCTGGCCATGCAGGAGCAGCTGGCCGAGCAACTCGATGACCAGGCCTTCACGGCCAACGACGACACTTACGTGGCCCTGGTGGACCTGCGGGCCGCCACGGTTCAGGACCTGACCCGGCGCGGCGCGCAGCTTGCCCGCGTCAACCACGTCACCCCACAGGCCACCCTGCCGGCCTTGGTGCTGGCTCACCGCGTCCTCGGTGATGCCCGCCGGGCAGAGGAGATCGTGGAGCGCAATCGCCTCAGCCATCCTGGCTTCGTGCCCGGTGGGCAGACCATCGAGGTGTTGAGCGATGCCTGACGTACGGCTTTTCGTCGGCGGCCAAGTGTACGGCGGCTGGACCACGGTGCGGGTGGCCCGCTCCATCGAGCAGCTCGCCGGCACCTTCGAGCTACAGGTGACCGACCGCTGGGCCGGCCAGGACGTGCGCCGGCCGATCCGCAACGGCGAGGCCTGCACCGTGGAAGTGGACGGCGAGCGGGTGATCACCGGCTATGTGGACGATGTGGCGCCTGAGTTCGGCCCGGACGGTCGTCGGCTGTCGGTGCGCGGCCGCGGCCGCACGGCGGACCTGGTGGACTGCGCGGCCATCCACGCCAGCGGCCAGTGGGTGAACGCCGATTTGATGCGGGTGGCGCGCGATATCTGCGCCCCCTTCGGTCTCAATGTGCGCAAGGCAGCCGACATCGGCGAGGCCTTCGGCAACGAGGCCGCCAAGATCGATGAGGGCGAGACGGCCTTCGACTTCCTCGACCGCCTGGCGCGCATGCGTGCGGTGCTGCTCACCTCCGACGCCCAGGGCGATCTGGTCATCACCCGCACCGGTACCGGCCGGGCGCCGGCGGCCCTCATCGAGGGCGAGAACCTCATCAGTGCGCGGGCGCAGTACAGCTGGCGGGACCGTTACAGCCGCTACATCGTCAAGGGCCAGGACAAGGGCGGCGACTTCGTCAGCCCCGAGCAGGCCGCCCACGCCTTGGGCGAGGCGGTGGACTCGGCCATCGGGCGCTACCGCCCGACGCTGGTACGCGCCGAGGATCGGGTGAACACCGCCTCCGCGGGCCGGCGGGCTCGCTTCGAGCGGGATCTGGCCATCGCCCGTTCCACCCGGGTGACGGTGACCGTGCGCGACTGGTCAGCCGGCGGCGAGTTGTGGCAGCCCAACACCCTGGCCGAGATCCGCTCGCCCATGCTGGGCCTGGACACCACCTGGCTGATCGTCGGGGTGGGTTTCATGCAGAGCGATCGCGAAGGCACCCGCACCGAGCTGAGCCTGGCGCCGCCGGCGGCCTTCGACCTGCAGGCCGAGCCCGAGCCCGAGGAGGTGTCGTTTTGACCGACCTGGTACGCCTGTTCAGCAAGCTGATGCGGCCGCTGGCCAAGCGGCTGCGGAACATGACCGGCCGCGGTGTGCTGCTGACCACCGACGATGGCCGCAAGGTCCAGGAGGTTCAGATCCGGGGGCTGTCCGGCGAGATCCTGGACCGCGTCCAGCACGTCCAGCCCTACGGCTTCACCGCCCACGCCCATCCCGGCGCGGAGCAGTTCTTCTTCTGCGTCGGCGGCGACCGCTCCCACGCCATCGTGCTGGTCTCCGAGGACGGCCGGTACCGCAAGAAGAACCTCGCCGCGGGTGAAGTGGCGCTGTACACCTCCGAGGGTGATTACCTGCACTTCAAGCGCGGCCGGCTGGTGGAGGTCGTGGCGGGCGCGGAGGTGGACGTGACGGCTCCCCTGGTCCAGGTCCACGCCTCTACCAAGGTGGTGCTGGATACGCCGCTCACGCACTGCACCGGGCGCATCGAGGCCGAGGGTGATATCACCGACAACGTCGGCAGCAACAGCCGCTCGATGGCCGGCATGCGCCAGGTCTACGACAGCCACACGCACCCCGAGAACGATAACGGCGGCCCGACCAGCACACCGAACCAGAAGATGGGGGATGCATGAGCGACCTGATGCTGAACTGGCAGGACGACGCCGCGGACCTGGCCCTTGAGGGCGGCAGCCTGGAGACCGATGCCGGGCTGCAGACTGCCGTGATCTTGTCCCTGTTCACCGACCGCCGCGCCGAGCCGGACGACGAGCTGCCCGGCGACCAAGCCGACCGCCGCGGCTGGTGGGCCGATGCCTATGCCCAGGCCGCCGGCGACAGGATCGGCAGCCGCCTGTGGCTGCTGGCCCGCGAGAAGCAGCTGCAAAGCGTGGTGAACCGCGCCCGGGAGTACGCCGAGGAAGCCCTGCAGTGGCTCCTGGAGGACAGTGTGGCCACCCGCGTTGAGGTGGAGGCCGAAGTGGTTCGCCGCGGCGTGCTCGGCCTGCAGGTGCGCATCTACCGCCCCCGCGGCACCGACTTCACCGGCCGCTACAGCTACGCCTGGGAGAACATCTGATGCCCTTCGCTCGTCCGACCATCCAGCAACTGATCGAACGCCACCGGGCCGACATGCAGTCGCGCCTGCCCGACGCCAACCCGTGGCTGCGCCGCAACCTTCTGGAGGTGCTGGCCTACGTCAACGCCGGTGCCGCGCACAGCCTGCACGGGCATCTGGCGTGGAACGCCAAGCAGCTCTTTCCGGATACCTGCGACGCCGACCAACTGACCCGTTTCGGTGACTTCTATGAGGAACCCCGCAAGGCCGCGGCCGCCGCCACCGGCAACGTCGACTTCACCGGCACCGACGGCGCGGTGATCCCGGCTGGCACGGAGCTGCAGGGCCAGGGCGAGTTGCTCTACACCACGGATGCCGAGGCCACCATCAGTAGCGACACCGCCAGCCTGGTGGTGACTGCCGCCGAGGCCGGCGTGGACGGCAACCAGAGCGCCGGCGCCGAGCTGACCCTGGTGACGGCCATCGCCGGGGTCGATAGCACGGCCACGGTGGGCGCCGACGGCCTGGGTGGTGGTGCCGACATCGAGCCGATCGACGACTGGCGCGATCGCATCATCGAGCGCATGAGCGTCCCGCCCCAGGGCGGTGCCGCCCACGATTACGTCAAGTGGGCAAAGGCTGTTGCCGGCGTCACACGCGCGTGGAGCTACTCCAACGAATCCGGCATCGGCACCGTCACGGTACGGTTCATGATGGATGACAACGGCTCGGACGGCATTCCCCAGGCCGCCGACGTGCAGATCGTCCAGGATCACCTCGATGGGCTGCGGCCGGTGGGGATGAAGGACCTGTACGTGGTGGCGCCGATCGCCGTGCCGCTGAACCTCACCATCAAGCTCTCGCCTAACACCACGACCGTGCAGCAGGCCGCCGAGGCCGAGCTGGCCGACATGCTCCGGCGCGAAGGGCAACCCGGCGTGACGATCAAGATCAGCCACCTGCGCGAGGCCATCAGTGTGGCCGCCGGCGAAGCGGATCATGATCTGACCTCCCACTCGGCGGATATCACTCACAGCACCGGCGAGATCCCGGTGCTGGGCACCATCACCTGGCAGTCGCTATGAGCCGCACTGCAGACCAATGCCTGGCCGAGCTGCAGGCCCTTCTTCCCCCGGGGCAGGCCCTGCCGCGTGAGCTGGAGGCGGTCTTCACCCGGCTTCTCGCGGCGCTGGCCGATGAGAACGCCCGACTATACGACCGCGCGGCCGCGCTCATCGGCGAGTCCGATCCGCGCTACACCCTGGAACTGCTCGCAGACTGGGAGCGCGTCCTCGGCCTGCCGGACCCCTGCAGCGGCGACGACCAGACCATCCAGGAGCGCCGCGGCAGCGTCGTGGCCAAGCTCCTCTATGAGGGTGGGTTGTCCCGCCAGTTCTTTATCGACCTGGCCGCGGCGCTCGGCTACGGCATCGAGATCGTCGAGTACTCACCCTTCGTATGCGGGATATCCCAGTGCGGCGTCGACCAGCTCAACCCCGCGGAGATGCGGTTCGTCTGGCGAGCCCGTCTCAGTGAGCCCCGCACCACGTACTTCCGCTGTGGTGAGAGCGAGCTGGGCACGGACCCGCTGCTCAAGATCGACCGGGCTGACGACCTGGAATGCCTATTCAAGCGCCGCAAGCCGGCGCACACGACCGTGTTCGTGGACTACACAGGAGCCTAAGACCAATGAAGTACCAACCCCCTGTTGGCGGCGCGGCGAACGATCCCTACGTCAACGGCGACGCATCCACCGGTACCGAGGGGAGCATTCCGCCGGCACCGGCGATCGAACACCCTCAGCGGGAGATCGTCCATGTTCTTCAGCAGTTCGGAATCACGCCGGACGAAGGGGACCTGACCCAGCTCCATGAGGCGATGAGCCGCGCCGCTGGGCGGAAGGTTACGACAGTGACTGCCGCGGATTCCCCCAAAGCGCTGACATTGGCCGAGGCTGGCCTGGTGTTGGTAGATGCAAGCGCGGGCGACGTCACGCTGAATCTGCCGCCGGCCGGGATCAATGCAGGCCTGCGGTTTGAGCTTGCCCGCGTTGACTCCACCGCCGCCAGTGCAGCCACCATCCAGCCGGACGACACCGAGCCGGATACGATCGAGGGCGCGCCGAGTCTGGGGCTAGGCACCGGGCAGCGGTTCGTGCTGACCGCGCAGGACTCCGACTGGAAATCTAGCGAACCGCGCAGCAGCTACCGGCTGCGCAACGTGTCCGTGTTCACCGCTTCGGACACCTGGTCTAAGCCCGTGTGGTGCCGCGCCGTCGAGGTCGAAGTGCAGGGCGCAGGCGGCGGCGGCGCCGGCGCGGTCGGAGGCGGCGGCCGGTGCGGCGCCGGCGGCGGTGGCGGTGGCTATTCTCGGAAACTGATCGCCGGCGCGGCGTTGGCGGCGAGCGAGACAGTCACTGTAGGGGCAGGCGGAACGTCCAGCGCGGGAGCTAACGGCAACGCCGGTGGGGCCAGCAGTTTCGGCTCGCATTGCTCCGCAAGCGGCGGCAACGGCGGAGTGACAAGCGGCGTCGCGGCGATCGACTACGCACCGGGCACGCCAGGCGGTATCGGCGTTGGTGGCGATATTAATGTGCGAGGGGGGAGCGGCGGCGGCGGCGCGGTCATCGGAGGTGACTACGTGCCGATTAATACGGGGGGCGACACGGTGCTGGGCGCGGGCGGCCCGGTTCAGGCATCGTCAATTGACGGCATTGCCGGTGGATCGTACGGAGGCGGCGGTAGCGGCGGCATGTCTGTCGGCGGCGCAGTGCTGGGCGGTGTTGGCGCGCCCGGCGTTGTGATTGTCTACGAATACGAGTAGGAGAGCACGCAGCATGAAAGCATTAATAGCCGGCGACCGCGTGGCGCAGATAGTGCCAGACGGTGAGCAGTTTCCAATCGCAGCCCCGTTCGTGTGGGTTGACGCTCCAGGCGATGTGACCGAGCGGCACATCTACGATAACGGGCAGTTCGTAGCCCCGCCGGGGCCGGAACCGAAGACCCGAGACGAGCTGAAGGCCACCATTGACCTCGCCGCCGGTGCCGCCCGCCTGCGGTTCGTTTCCCCTGGCGATTTGGTCGACCAGGAGTATCGCGAAGCCGAGGCCGCCGCGCGGGGCTGGCAGGATGCCGGCGAGCCCGGTGACGCCGTGCCCGATGAAGTGCAGGCGTGGGCCGACGCATCGGGAATGACGCCGCGCGCGGCCGCGCAGGACGTGATCGACACGGGCGCACAATGGCGCCAGGTTCTGGCCCAGGTCCGCGCCCTGCGCTTGCAGGGGAAGGCGGATGTGCAAAATGCCGGCTCTGACGCCGAAGCGGCCGCCGCCGCCGACAATACCTTGGCTGCATTGGATTCTCTGCGGCCAGCATGA